CGCTAATATCTCCTTGGCCTGTGCCTCCATCGCCAGAATACCCACCGGCACCACCGCCGCCGCAACCATCACTGCCCGCTGTAGACCAACCTCCATCGCCGCCATCACCGCCTGTGCCAACTACTACGTTTCCACCCCAAGATTTGTATGAAGTTCCCGCAGCGATAGCGCTGCTTTCTCTTCCGCCCTGAGAAGATGTTACAGAACATAAATCCGTACCTCCTCTTCTCAAAGCACTTATACAACCACCAGCACCCCGACCACTTGAAACAACACCAGACGCAACTCCGACTAATACAGTAAGAGTTTCGCCCGGCGTAACTGCAATGTTATTGACATATGAAAGAGCCCCACCGCCTCCGCCAGAACCAGCCCAACCACTATAATCGGCTGTTGTTGATCCAGCACCAGAACCAATAACAACGGCACATATACTGGTTACGTCAGTAGGAACAACCCAATCATGTTGCGTAGGGGTGCCTGCATTATAGTGAGTACTAATTGTGCCGTCACTGGTAAATAGAATACTACTGTCGTTCCGAAATGCCAATGTAAATGCACTCACTGTCTGAACAGCTCCAGTTGCTCCATCTGTCACACTAAATGTTATACTGAAAGTCCCGGCATCTGCCTCTGTCGTAGACGGAGTGATAGTAAATACATTATCTGCCTGCGAAACCGTTGCTGTACTACCCAAAGAACCCGTTGTGACTGCATAGGACCATGTAAGAGGAAATCCTTCTGGGTCGGTGGATACAGCGGTGATTGTGGTTGCGGTTCCATCTGTTGCTAATGAATACGTTGCATTAACACCAGTAATATCAGTTGGCGATGAATTAGTAACTGTAGCAATTAGAAACCAACCAGTACCAGTATAAACAAACATTTTATTCAATGCACTTACTAATGCAATCTGACCAGTACTCATACCAGTTAATGCAATCAATCCAGCCATATCTGTAACTACCGTAGCATTGCCTGGTTCTTCAGCAGCTTGTGTTACACCGCTAATAATTTTTTTAGTTTTAAGTTTACCAGATGCGTCGGCTTCTAACTTAACTGCATTAGCACCAGTTCCAATCTTAATAGAAGGTAAAACTATTTCACCTCCTGGACCGGCTGAAATAGAACCAGAATCTCCTAAAAATAAAGTATTCGAGCTAAGATAAAGTGATCTAAATTTATTTGTGGGCGATCCAAGATCGTATGCGCTATCAGTATCTGGTATGATACTTTCGCTAATAGACGATAATGTTGCGTCAGCACCATCGTCACCTTTTGGTCCAGAAACTGTTATCCACTGATTAGAAGTTCCGTCTTGGTAATACAGACTAAAATCGTTTGTTTCAGTGTCATACCACATTTCGCCAGAGGCTGGCGCTGATGGCGAAGCAATTCCCATATGGACTTGACCTGCCGCTCCAGTTGGACCTATTTGTTGAGGCGAAGCAACGACCCATTGACTTGACGATCCATCGTTATAATAAATGTATAATTTTAAATCTGAGGAGTTATGCCACAATTCGCCATCTGATGGATTCGAAGGTGCTGTATCAGAAATTTGAATAGCAGCTGATGTTACACCTGAAGCATCCCATACATCAGTAGATGCTGTATAGGTATATGTTAGTGCACCAACTACATGTGTATCTCCATTACTCGGGCTATCTGGAAAATTGACTGCCATCTATTATAAATCCTCTTATCATACATATTTTAAGTATTTATAACTTTATTTTCCTTCATTCTGATTAGCTATTGACTTTACACTATTATTATCAATCAAATTTTGTTTAACATCGTATATCTGTTCGTGTTTAATCATATCAATTATTTGATTTGTAAGTCCAACTTCTCGATTCAAGTATCCAATTTTAGTTTGTAGTTTTTCTAATTCTTTTAAATAGTATTCTAATTCTTTTTCTTTTCTTATTTTTTGTTCTATAAAATCTGTTATTAAAATCAATCTTGACTCTTCACTCATTACAGTTCCTCGTCATGAATGTGCAATTGAATAAGAGCATAATGGAGAATTTTCATTAAGTCCTTACGAGCATCTGCACGTGTTCCTTTATTACCATATCTATTAGCATACTTATCAACATTACCCATACAGAATCCTGTACCATGCCCACGGTCAATAATTACTTCAGTTGATTGGAATTTATTAGTAGAATAATGAGCTCCATATGTACTATCAATATATCTTTGAAACTCTTCAATATATTTATTTTCATTAAACTTATAATCGATAGATTGTTCTACTGATTGTTGTAAATATTTTTTCGAAGTCAAACTCATTAATTAATTTCCTCTAATTCATAATATTCCATTACTTCATTTGTTTGAGATTTTGCAATTGCTTCTGCTTTATCCCAATCACTTTCTTCTAAATCAAATTCAATCACCTTATCTATCCTTACATCTTGCACTTCAGGCCAGCCCAATGATTGCAACGCATAAGTTACTGTCTGTCCAGCGTTATCAAGTATTCCTCTACGAATACATATCATTGCTCTATATCTCATGGCATTGTAAATAAGGCTCTTACACCACTGTCTTTATCTGTAGGTTGTCTAGCAAACACTACCCACTTGTATGCGAACATTGTTTCTCTTGTAGTACAAAATTCTTTGAAAGATGTGCCTGTTGTATACACATCATCAACTACTAGCCATGGGTGTTTTGGTTCCCATTCAGAATATTTTTGAAGAGCATTTTGTAATTTAACACCACCTCGAGGAATACCAACAACTTTTGAAAATGGTTCTTTTTGATAGTCCATAATCATTGAAGCTAAACAATCCCATTCTTTATCAGATATGGCATCCATTTCTATTTTCCATTCCATAGGAATGCCGGCGTGTGAAGTAAATTTTTGTTTTTGAAATAAATCCATTTTTTATCCACTTATATATGGCGTGTCACCTACTTTTGCTCTTCGCCACTCTTTTTGATTAAACATCTTTCCTTGTAGTTCTGTTATATGTTTTATTTCATTATCTATATCATTTTTACTGCTTTGTTTTTTTACAGTAAGTCTTTTCATTGTCAATCTTTGTAGTCTGTAACTAAGAGCATATTCAATCCAATGAATATCTTCTAAATTTAATTTCCAATTATTAAGATTAGGTTTTACCATTGTTTGTTATGTTTCCACACTATTTAATAGTTCACACTTATATTCAACTGTTTTCCAATCACCATCTGAAGGTAATTGTTCATGTAATACTTTTTCATTTAAGCACTTATCTTGAGCAGTAGTCTCTAAAACTGTTTGTGTAATACAATGATCTGTGGTGCATACACTTAGTATTAATACCCATATAATTTCCATTAGTTATCTCCCATATTAGTAGGAGCATATTGTTCACCATTGTAGGCAGGATATGTGTCATCTTCAACGCCAGCATTACAGCCAAATATAACTATACCTAAAAAGATGCATGCATATAATGTACCACGCTTCATCCAAAGCATAAACCCATCAAAAGCAATCTCTGCTTGGGTCTGTGCTTCTGCTTTAATTTTATCACTCATGATTGTCCATCTTCCATTCTATAAAAAATATGAGCTCCCATTTGAGCTATTTTAGTAAAAGATTTTGCCCAGCTAGGACTTACATATGTTGCATGATAATGAGTAGAACCTTCAGTTATTCCACGCCATTTACTAGTAGTGAACATTGTAACAGCATGATTGACTGATCGCTCCCATGCTTCAGCATTCTGTGGCTCATCAGCTTTACCGTCACAATACCAGCTAAACTGACATTTATTTAATAGTGGTTCACCCTTATCATTTAAATACGATTGATGTACTACTTCACATGGAGTGCCAGGGTATTTTTCATGTTTAACTCTGTTCAGTACCACGTCTGTCACAGCCATAGAATCTATTAAAGAAGACGCCATGGTTTCATAATATATGTTTGTAGCTAAGCATTGTATTTGCTTAACTTCTTCTGCTTGTGCTGTTCGAATAGCTTCCTGCTCGATTGCTAATTCGTTAGCCATTTGTTCTGCAAGTAATTGTACCTCTTCTTTTTTTTCAGTAGCTACTTTTGTACCTTCATAAGCAGCATAACCGACAATGCCACAAACTGCGGCATTGCCTAACATCATTGCTATATGTTTAAGTTTCATTAAGTTTCCTGATTTATTGTTATATACGTATTATATTACGTTTTAAATAAAAAGTAAACCATTATTTTACAAAAGGCCACTCTTTTTTACCACCTAACAGATTTTGAATACGATCATTTAAAAAATTAATAGTAGTGTATATATGACCGCAATCATGAGGCTCAATTAAAGTACGATAATAATCTACTTCTTCTTGTAAGATTTGAACACGAGCGTTATTTGTAAGTTGCATATTTTCAGTTTCTAATCCCATATTAAGCCCGCTTTCTAAAATCAAGCGTATATTGTGTGTTATGCTCAGGTGATAGGACTTTATGCCCTAACGCCCAATTTTCAGCAGCACTTTCAACATAATTTAAAGATTTATTAGTAAAAGATTCTTCAAAATATTTAATACCATTATCATCGAAGTATTTTATATAAGCGTGTTCTTCTTTATAATTAAAATGTATTTCACAGTAATCATTGCCATTGTCTGAATAATATGTTGAAAGTTTTTTGCCCATTTTTATTCTCCTTGAATTAGATCCTCAGCAAGAGGAAAGATTTTACTAATAGCTTTACCACACTCTCGAGCTAATTCCATATGCTCTTTTTGAGTACCATTGCCACTTCTCAATTCAATATAATGAATCCATGATCTAAGAGTTCCGTTAGCATATAAGCGAGATAAAGTCAAACCTTCAGGCAAAACCTTACGAGCCTGTTCTTTTGCAATACCATTATCAATAGCCCAATTGTATGCTTTTTTAGCTTGATCAATTACATTTTGTTGCTGTAAATTCCATGCAGATTGTAAATCAACATCATTAGTTTCAATTGAATTTTGTCTATTTTTATGATCTTGCAATCTTGCTTCTGACAATACAAATGTTTCACCCATATCAGCTGGGTTAGCATATCGTTGGCTAAATTCTTGAAATGAAAATGATCTATGGCGGAGAAGCTGACGAGCAATATCTCGTGTGGTTTCAATCTCCATAGTAGCAGAGGCCATTTCAAGAGGTGACCAATGTTTATGCTTAATCAAATATCTGATAAGTTTTTCTGCGGTTGCACTACTCATTTGATTTGTAGGATTTGATACTCTAGCGCAGTATGCTACAAAGTCTTGTAGATCATCGACACCAATAAAATCTCCAGACGGAGTCTGAGTATATCCTATTAATCTGGCCTTCATTAGCTATAGTCTCCACTGTCATAATCAATAAAGTCTCGTTCATACATTTCTTCCCATTCAGATGGAATCATGATATTATGATTAATTCTTTTAATAGCTTTTGTTAATTTTTTATTTGGAGGCAAGCTTTCTTCGAGTTGCATAAGAGCCTGATGTACCAATTCGTATACTGCGTCATCTTCAAGTTCAATTCTCATTTTGTTCATCCTTTTGTTCATAATGCGTATCAATTTTATTAGTTACTTTTTCAGCAGACCACCAGCCAATACCAGTAAAAAATCCTGCTATAAAAAATGCTAATACCGTTTCCATTGCTTTATTGTACTTCTTTCATCGTAAAAGTTCCTTTACGTGAATTTAAATAGTTTTTACCCGAAATCCGCTGTTTAATAAATCGTTTATTTGTTTCAGTCTTATTTGGATTTTCAATAGTAAATACTACATCTTTACCTTGTGCTAAAGCTTTCATTTGATTCATAAACCTATCTCCTGAAGACATATAGTCTCTCCTCATGGCCTTACGAATTGATTTACTCACAGTACTGTGAATACCCTGTGATGTTTCTTTACCCATTATTTATCTCCAGTTAAGTTGCTATATTTTTTTAGTTTTTCTTTTTTGGCCATAGATGCATCCAACATTTCATCGCTAGAAATATCAAAATAATCACCCAATAAATCTAGCATACATTGAACGTCTCCCATTTCATTTATAAGATTTTTTTTATGTTCAGTACTCATGCCAAATCGTAAAATTTTCATACATTCTTTGGTTAGTTCAGCACATTCCTCACTTGCTACAACAAGGCATTCTGCTTCAGTTTGTTTCATAATTTAAATCCATCAAAGTTAGTATTAGCCAATCTTTCGCCAATTGCTGTTTTATCAAAGACTGGTGTATCATCAATTAAATTTTGCTGAGAGTCTTCAGCATCATATAGTCTCATTTTAGCTCTATCAACGCCAATAACAAACCGCTTTTTGTATGTTGGATCGTTGTATCTATTCTTCAATTGTTTAACCGCAATTTGACCCATTTGCTCAAGTTCTTCAGTAGATATAAGAGCAATCATTAAATCTGCTGTAGCGGGTAATCCAAAAGACTCAGACGTATCTTCAAGCCCAACATCCGAGTTACCATAACCACTACGCGTCGTTTGCGTTGCAGATATGATCGGGACATTGAATTCAACTGCCAATCCACGAAACTCTTCTGCAATTGCTTTAATATAATTATATGAATTAATAGCACCGCCCATACCTTTCATTCTAGAAGAAGCACAAATATTTAAATAATCAATATAGATAATATCTGGCATAAATGACTTTTTAAGTTTTAGTTCACTTAATAGCGCTCGCATATGACCAACATTAGCTGAACCAGTTGGATATTCTTTTACGATTAGTTTACCATTAGTTTTTGTTGAAAGATTATAAACCTTTTCAGCAAACATAGATTTACTTAGATCGGTTAATTGATCAATTTGTACATTAAGAAGATTTGCATCAATACGTTCAGCAATACGTTCTTCAGCCATTTCTGCAGTAATATATAAAACATTTCTACCATCGGTAAGATTAGAAGCAGCAAAGTGACACATTGCTAACGACTTACCAACACCAGTACCTGCTAGAATAATATTTAAGGTCTTACGTGGTAAACCACCTTTCGTAATATCATTAAGTAATTCAATATCAAACGGAACACGTTCTTCATCACGATGGTAAAATTCATAACGTTCTTCAAATGCTTCAAGATAATCATGGCCTACATTCGTATCAAACGATACACCAAGTGCTTTAGTTAGAATATCAGGAAGAGCATTTTTAGATAACGTCTGATGCTTACCATCAATAATACTAATTGACTCCATAACAGCATTAAATAGTGCTCGATCTTGACACCACTTTTCAGTAGCATCAAGTAGCCACTCTTCATCACTTTGCTCTTTTGTGAATAGTTCAGGAATAATTTCTATTGCTTGGCGATGATTATCATCGCTAAAATTATCAGCCGAATCAATTTCAATCTTAAAAGATTCTGCTGATGGTAGTTTATTATACTTAGCAACAAACTTACCGCTCTGCTTAAAGAGTTCTCTGTAAATCCCTTCAAAATATTCTGCCTTAATAAAAGGCAGAACTTTTCTCATATATGTTTCATTAGTTAGAATATTTTTAAGAACAACTTGTTCTATATTTGTATTCACTATTTTACCTCATTAATATGTAGATCGCTGGCTTTATTTTCTATAGCATCTTCAATAATAGAAATCAAAACATCGCCGGCATGTTTTTGTAATTCTTCATTTTCTGAATTTAATGTTTCATCTGGACTAGTTTCAACATGAAAGTCAAACGTCATTTGTTCACCATCTTCCATGCGAATAGTGCCATATTGTATAACACTTTCTATAAAATCTCCAGTTAAAAATCTAATTTGCCAATCATCGTTATCTCCTGGAATAAATTCATAATCTTTATTTTCTATATATTGCATTATGATTCCATTTCTAAAATTTCATCCATATCAATTTCTGATTTATATCCAATTGTAAATTGATTTTTTACAAATTCTTTAAAGTTAGTATTAGCAAAAATAGGATCCCAAAATTCTTTTTCAAGAGTACCAGATTGTCTAACCTTTTTATCAGAAATTTCGCCAGTGTCCATATTAACCGATGCATACCAACCATTAGATGGTTTAACTACATAGCCACCCGCCATGGCAACATCCAATAGACCAGAATATGTTTCAACACCACCTTCCCATGATACTGAAATAGGAATTTTAGACTTTTCTTTTACAAATCTAGACTTTTCAACATTAATAACAAAATCATAACCCGTAACTTCAGTTCCAGTTTTATTTTGCCTACGACCAAGAATCCAAATATTATTAGCACTATAATAGATACCAGTACCACCAGAAACTATTGCTTTTGGAAACAATCCGATTTCTTGATATGTGTGATTGACCGCTAACATGATAATATTTTTCATAGCTAGATATGGAGTAGTCATACGAAACAATGATTTAAGTTGTTTGGCTCTTGACATATCTGCTACAGATTTTTCGTTTTGAGCATCTTCAAGTTCTTTCTTTGATGCAAGGTTACCAATCGAATCAATAACAATGATAACATCATCTTTAGCATCAAGGCCTTCAAGTTGGTTGACGAGATCAAATTTAAGTTCTTCTACGTTTGTAATTGGTGTGTGAAGAACTCGTGATGTATCAATACCAAATTGCTCAAAGTATGATTGAGGTGAACCAAACTCACTATCATAAAACAACATGACAGCATCTTTCTTTTCTCGCAAATATGCACCAGCCATCAACAGCGCAAAAGAAGTTTTAAAATGTTTAGATGGGCCTGCTAACACAGTAAGGCCAGGTGACATACCACCGTCAATTGAACCAGATAAAGCAACATTAACCATTGGTACATCAGTAGCAATAAGTTTTTTTATATTAAAAAATTTAGACTCAGAAAGAATTTCCGTTGCTTTAAGTTTAGAATTATTTTTGAGTTTATCCATAATGGATGCCATGTATATCTCCTTTGATTATTAGACTATTATATCATATAATATCGATAAAGTAAATAAGTTATTTGTTAAATGAGATATTTTGTTCAAGCTCCCTTTTATCTTTTGTATATTTAGATCTAATTTTATTATTTGATTTAATTACTTCATCCAATAAAGAAAACGATATCGCAAAATCTAAAAATGCTGAAGTGTCTTTTGGAAAACAAGCTCCACCAAAACCCATTTTGCCATCAAATCCTGGAACACTCGTATGAGAGTTACCAATCCTTGGATCTGATCGCATTGCATAAGTAATCTCATCAAAATTACAATCATGTTTTTGTATTATATCATAGAATTGATTAAACCATAATACTTTTGTAGCAAGAAAACAATTAATTCCATATTTAATAAAACTTGCTTCTTTTAATGTCACATGGTGGCTTGGGCAAGGTTTACATTTACTATATTTTTTATATATTTTCTCAATATTATTTGTGTCTTTGATATGCCCGCCAAATATATGCATTGGTGGATTAATAAAATCTTCATCTGCAGATTTTTCATTTAAAAATTCAGGATTATAAACTACTCTATCATCAGAAAGTTTGTCTATAATATCAGGTGTGACTGTTGATTTTATTACAATATGGCCAGCTCTATTAAGCTTTAACCATTTGACAGTTTCAATTACTAGTTCAGCATTAACCGATCCATCATCATTCATAGGTGTTGGTAAACATACGAAAAAAATATCATCATATGGATTAGTATCTTCTACTGTAGTATCATATTTAATATCAATTGGAGTTATGTCACATAGGGTTTCATCAAAACCATTAATAATAGCTTTGCCTACAAATCCACAACCAATAATAGATATTTTTAATTTTAACATATAAATTCCTCTAATGTGTTACTTACTTTTTCATAATTTATAGTTTGTTTTTTATTACACTGAATAGCAAATTTGGCATCAATCATTTGATTATCAAGTCTACCATGTACAAAAGATTGAACTTGTTCAGCCATATCTTGTGCTGTAGTTACAGGAACATTTTGACAAATCATATTAAGATTTTTTACTCCGCCCTGTAACATAAAATCACCTGGAAGTTTCATAATAGAAAGACATTCTCGAATAGTCAAATAGCGATCTTCATCTGGATGAGTAAGATATCCTGGCATATGTCCTACAAACGCACCAATATAATCTTTAGGTATTTCGGTAGTCTTACGCATAATATTACCGCCACTTTTTAGTTTGTGGTACATACGATTACATTTACCAGCTTCATTTTCAAATCCTTTTTCTTTCATCCACTCGTGTACTTTATCGTATTTAATTCCAGATTTTTCAATTTCATCAAGTGGATTAGTACTCTTTACAATTTTATCTTGAAATTCAGAATGACAAATACCATTATTAAGTTCTTCAAGTACATATTTATAAAATGGATTTTCACTTGGAATTTTTTTATTAACAATTATATTCATAGGGTCATCTTCATGTAGATCTACATTACGAATAGTATCTTCAATTTTTTCATGTTTGCGTTCAATATAACTTAACATAGGTATTTTATCACCTTGCCAGAAAAAATAAAAAGTACGATCTCGTACTTGGCTTAGTCCATGAAGTATAGATTTTGTTTTGTAAATGCTAAATGTATATCCGTTTTGACTAGCAATTCTTTTTAACTGCTCAACAATCGGCGCACCCATTTTACTAGCTAATCGCGGGGCGTTTTCACCCCAAAATACTTTAGGTTTTAGTGTACTTAAAACATGCCGAGCAGTATTTACCATCCAGTCATTATTAGCATTAGTAGACGATGCAGATGGGCTAAGACTTGATAATCCAGCGCATGGGCAAACTGTATTGATAACGTCAACAGTGGGTATGCTATAATGAGTATCACCATCTAAATGATGATAAGGCACTTTATTATTATAATATTCGACTAATTGTCTGTCGTTAGCTTCAAATGCGGAATAGCTTAAAATATATTCGGGTCTTGTTCCAAAAACATTTTCTTGAGCGATTGTTTCACCACCAATAAGTGGTACAATAGACGCGTGTCTGTAAATCATTTATTTTTTTCCCTGTACTGCTTCTACTACACGATTTCTTAAATCTGTAGATGAAAACGAGTGCTTACGTTTGTTGTAGTGAATAGAACATAATCCAATACCAGTATGATCTGTGCCTTTATATTCTTCACCAACGATCCTAACATGTGGCTGAATAGTTAAAATCATATCGACGATTTCTTGTTCTGTACTAAATGGAATGACTTCATCAACAAAACGACAACCTGCCAATTGAACATAGCGCTCAAATGGAGTTTGAATTGGTTTATTTTTTGAATCAGGGCGGTCAACTGTAGGATCAGTTAGTAGACCACAAATGAGATAATCACAAAGCTCTTTAGCTTCTTGTAGCATTACAATATGACCGGCATGTAATAAATCAAAAGTAGAACAGGTAAAACCAATTTTTACTTCTTCAATAGGCTTGCCAACTTTTCTTGCTATCTCAGCTTTGTTTGTAAACATTATCAATACACTCCATAATAAAATATTTGTTAGGATGGTATTTGTACACCCTAGTCACTTCTGCCGCCACTAATGATACCAGCATATTTTTATTTATATCGTTAGCTAGAGCCAGATAATTTAAAGATTGCTTAAACAATCCAATCGGGTATAGATTAATAAGTAAGCTTGCACAAAACTTTGCAGCATCCAATTCAGTAGATCCAAATATTCCACAGATTGGATCAATTAAATGCATATCACAATTATTGAATAGCATATTTTTAATCCCAAAGTCACCATGAGAATAACCACGTTTTATCTCATACTGCTTTAAGCTTGAAGCCACTTCAATTAATTTTGTTTTACTAGAATTTTTAGCATGTTCTTCAATACGCTCAATATAATCACTAAACTTTAAATTGTCAACTGCTTTTAATGATTTCATTTTATCTAATTGTGTTTGAACTGTGGCTAAAGCCATCCAAAAATTATTTGAAAAGAAGTTTTCGTCGTGATTAATATAATCCATAGTAATAGTTTCACCAACAACTCGATGAATACTAGGTGTTTTAATGCCGATCTTTTTAGCGTTATCAAACCAATCACGTGTTTGATGTGCATTGCTATCTTGCTTATGTACTACTTTACCATCGGTATAGATTTCACCGCCAGATAATCCACCCTCGAGTTCACGAATATTAATTTCAAGAAAATCTTCAGGCATAATACCTTTATCATCAATATAATAAGCTGCTAAAGGCTTATCAAATGAGAGAATATTAAACTTTACATTATTTTTATCAAGCCAATTAAGCATGCTCTTTTCATATTTCTTACGAGCATCTTCACGGGTTTTGCATGATATAGAACCACGAGCAGTAAAGATGTCAATTTGCCAATCCTCAGAATGTAGCTTATTTAGCTTTTCAATAAGAGGTTTGTTTGGTAGTGCTTCATCGAATTTACGGTTTTGATGGAAAGCTAAAGTATCGTCAAAGTCGACAACTATGCGTTTATGGTACATTAGAAAAATCCTTCAAGTGTTGCACCAACATCTTTTGGTTCTTTGATTTCATTTTGTTTTCCATCTACCAATGTATACGCTTTTTCATTTAATACACTTCCTGGTGTTGATACAATAATCTCACCATCTTCACGTCTTTGCTTTGCGCTTGGAAAATAACTTGAAATCCTATCTATAAATTCTATTTTATTACGTCTTTTTCCTTTTGTCAACACAAAATCTAAAAACTTAGGACCAAGTACTTCAATATCATTAAAATTATAGACCAACTCTTGACAAGCTTTTGTACGAGCAATCCATTCTTCTTTATTATTATAGATCCTATTTAATTCTGCTGCTAGCTCTTCTTCACATGTTGCTTTAGATATAAGTGGACCATAATATTCACCCCATTTTTTACCTTCAGGTGATACAGCGTTTTCAGCAAAATGTTTACTAATGACAGGAAGAGATAAAAGAAATGATTCAATTACAGTATATTCCATACGATGGCCATACTCTTTTGGATTACCTAGACGATATCCACACCAAGCTGCCATAGAACTACCAAGTTGATTCATTCCAAAATCATATTTGTAACTATCATATGCTGTAATCGTGGTACCAGTCTTTTCTTTTTCTTTAGCTGGTTCATAGTGTTCGCCTGCAGAATTTGTGCCAATAAATTTAATCTTTGGTTGATATGATTTATGGTAAGGTGCTGGATCAGTGGCAAGAGTTTTAGATTCTGGAATTCCAATAGATGATATTGAACGTTCACATCCCATCAAAGTTAAATCCCAATCATTCTTTAAATATGGTTCAATACGGCAGATCATACCTGGATCTTTAAGTGTTGACATGCGGCCCATGTATATAAAGTGTTTCTTACGGTCTTCAAGCGAGGCACGGTGTTTATCATATTCACTAGTATTAACCCATATTGGATTCTCCATAAGACAACCTTCAAGGCCTGGATCAGTGTGTAGATAACAATCGTTAGAATAACCTTCAAACGACTGTGTAACACCAATGTCTGCTAAAGAAAATAATTCAGCAGCTTGGGTTTGTCTATTGATAGTTTGCTTCGTAATAGCATGGTCATGTATTACAATAATGGGATCACTGATATGCTCAACAAATTCACGGAAACGATCAATGTACTTTCCATTTTTGCGAGTTGGGAATGAATGTATGATTGCAATATCGCAAGTGTTTACTTCATCAATTACTGGTTGGGTATCTTTAATTTCATGATTGGATTCAACTCGATGAATAGTGCTTTTCCATTCAGTATCTTTAGCGCGGCCAAAGTGTTGTTTATTATCAAAATCAATTACGATTGTTTCATGCCCTTGAGATACTAACCAAGATTCGAATATGTTAGCGCCTTTGGTAACACCGCATCCTTCAATACCTTTTCCAAAGATAAAAGCAACTTTCATTTTTACTTCCTTTATTTCAGTGTAGCTCACGTTATAGTTATAACAGTTTTAATGATTATATTATATTACATTTTCAATAGAATGTAAACTAAAAGTTTACCGCACGACCCATCTATATTTAAGACCAGCCTCTTTGTAATATTCTTTTGACCGTTGCCATGAGTCATACCAACGATCTTCAATTTTTTCTCTAGGCATGATTAATTCCTTTACACCAACTTGAATAAGACCTTTTGCGCAATCAGAACAAGTTGGTAATCCAGAAACATATACACTTGAACCATTAAGACACACACCATTAAATGATGCATTAAAGATCATATTCATTTCAGCATGTATTATTCGAGCATATTTTTCTGTTTTATTAATGTAAAGATGTTGACTATCCATCATCCCACGTGGGAATCCATTATATCCTTGAGCTAGGACTTGTCCTTTTGAACCTACAGCTATAGCTCCAATCTGACTTGAAGGATCCTTAGACCATCCAGCAATAGTTTTAGCCAGCTCTAAATATCTTAGATCCCATTTATGTTGACGATCAGTATTATGTGACAAGATTAAAATGCCTTTCATATACGTGAAGATTTTGTACTTGCCATATCATCATGCCAGTACTAACCGGATCTCTAACACTAAAACGGATATTATTTAAATCTTCTACTAATTTATTTTGTACATGTCGTTGCCAAGCATAATCATTCTTATAACCAAACACTACATCATTAGACCGCATTTGGACTACACAATGAAGTAAATTATCACGAATATAGTAAGTGACAGCGTTAGTACAAATGAAATCAGATTTTCCATTTTCGTTAAACTCCACCCAAATAGAAGGCCGATTGTAGATCATAGAAGCACGTCTACCATCAGGATTTTTATCTAATTCAGATAATGCATTTTGATATTGATCAAAATATTTATTAGCATAGATCAGATGACCATAGTTTGAATTAATTTCACCATGCGTATTAGCAGCATATTTCCAAGCTGCAGGAGCATCTTCACCAGACTCTTTATTAATATCAAAGATATTAGTTGATTGGCTATCGTACCAATCCAATTCTTTTCGAATATAAGAGTGAGATGGTTTACCGAATATAGATGCTTCATCTGCAATAAATGAAGCACCAATCATTTCAATAGTTCGTGCGCCAGTCTTATCAATAGTGAATGCTTGATCATTTAGTTCATCAACAAAGAATTGACGAACATCTTTTACAGAATTCATTTTCATTGTTCACATACTCTCTTTCTTAGATCGCTAGTTGAAAAGCGATGATCACGTTTGTTAAAGTATAGATCGATACCGCGATTGCGACATTCATCCTTACCAGTAAAATCTTTGCTTCTATACTCTTCACCAAGTATCCTAACATTAATTGGATACATGTTTATTATATCACACAAATCAGCTTCTGTACAATAAATAATGACTTCATCGACATATTTTATTGCAGTAAGTTGAGCCTGTCTTTCTACTATGTTTTGAATTGGAGCATTCTTTTCTTTACGATCCAGAGTGGGATCTACTTGTAAACCGCATATTAAATAATCACATTGTGATTTAGCTTCTCTGAGCATCATTATATGTCCAGCATGAAGCAAGTCAAAGGTGCTACAAGTAAATCCTACTTTCATTCTATATGACCTACTGTTTCCCTAATAATATCGTTGTGGTTAAATTCTGCCCAGTACAGTTCAAAAGCTACACCTGGCTCAATGCATTCGAATTGGTGATAAACACCAGGTTTTACTTTAGTATAATCACCGGCCTGTAAAACAGTTTCATCAATTAAATTATAATCATTTTGCCATACACGTACAAGCATTATTCCTGACTCGATATAAAAACCATTCCATTTATATTCATGAAGATGTTTTGAACATACTCCTGTAGCTTCCATTTCAATACGATGAAATTCTAAAGTACCATTAGCTTCAATAAGTTCAGTCATTCCCCAGACTTTTCCAGATTTCAATTATTTGCTCCTTCATAGTTTGCAAGAAATTCTCTATCAATTTCTAAAGACCAATCTTTAGTAACATATGTTTTACCATTCCATTTATATGTACCAGCAAAAACATAATCCCGAGTCTTTTTATCATTTATATATATGATAACCCAATCAGGCTGGTATAAGCTAGGATACTTTTTACGCTTTTCTTTTAAACGATATAACACATTAGGAATATAGTTAAAAACTTTTGTTACTTTTACCTCAACATCAATACCTTCTGGAGATATTACATCCTGATATGGTAAAGGATTATCAGTGAAATTGCATTTTTCAATAAGAAACTGTTCAGCCGCAAGACCATACATATTAGTGACAGTAATATCATCAATAGTTCTACCTTTACGAGTAGACTCTTTATCAAAAATAAGTTGACTCTCAGCCTTTGCTTTGGCTAAGAGTTCTATCAAATCTATATCTTTAAGACTGAACGATCTCATTTGATTTTCCTTTAGGTACTATAGGACGATTTAAAAAATCACGATCATCTGTTTGACCATCAATGGCACCATTCATATAAGCAGCAAAGAACGACGCGTAATTAGCAAGATCAATACAAGAGTCTTCAAGTGATTCAAAATTTGGGGCGTAGTTTGGATCTAGTTCCATAGCCTCGATAACAGACTGCATTCGCAAAACTTTTGCAGCCATTGTATCAAGAATACTAGCACAGCCTCGAGGATAATAGTGAGCTTGTTTTACTCGAGAATTTGGATTTTGATAGTCATTACTTTTTTTGATTTGTACTTCTGCGCATTGATGCAGAAATCTAATTGAATGTTTATCTTTCATTTTATACTCCTCTTTCTGTTGAAACATAGGCATTGTTTGCCTTTGCTTTTGATAAAGATCTTCTATTAAGATAATAATTTGGTTTCTCCAAATTAGTATGTTTTTTGATCCTGGATGTTGGAATTTTTTGAATTCTACCACCATTATCAAGATAAGCTTTTACTAAATTATTAATTTCAGCTTTATGCATCTGGCAATTCCTTTCTGTCTCGTTGAAAGATGATTTCTTCGATTTCTTCTAGAGTCTCTCTGCATGTAGCTAGAAGAGGAGAGTCTGATGCAAGGATAAGTCTCTTAGCAGCGAAGATTTGATCGTAACGATCTAGACCTGTAGGGATTTGATTAGCGATTGTTTGAGTAAATAGGTTCATTGGTAACTCCTTTTGTTATATTCTTTATAACACACTTTTGAGCGATTGTAAAGGATTATTTTTAATATTATGCATTTTTATATGCATATTCTATAGCTCTATCAGCTTCAATATTTAATGGTCGTTTTTCATATCTACGGCTTGTTTCATTATCCAATTCTCTTACTAATTGTTCAATTTCATATGACGATATTGGATATTCTTTTTTAATAGCACTTATTGCTGTTGATACCATGATCTTATATATCATAGCGTATCTACCAGAATTATCAATACCAGATATAGCAAACCATTCTTTAATATGATTCTTATTGATAAATGGACAGTCTCTATATCCAGACCAATTAAAATTAGTATTTTCCATTTTATTTTTACGATGTTCTATAACCTGAGCTTGCATTTCAGGTGTAAGCCTATCCATAAATGATGACCCTCGTTTTTCAGTATATGGATGTTTGGATATTAACTGCTCAGGATCAATATACACACCACTATTACTGAATATAAAATTGTTAGCGCCAGCATACGTTGCAGGGATGTAATACATTCGAGATAAGTCTTTAGTTTGTCCATCTCCAATTTCACCGAGTTCTTTATTGAGAGCGAACCAGAAATGCTTGATTTTAACAGATTCAACCGGTTTGCTAAGTGGGAAGACAAGCCTAAACTTTGGATGATTGTCGGAACTACTAGCAGTACTATAGCAAACATAAGAAAGACTACCAAAACGATTATATAACTCATCTTTTAAGTTTCCTTTAAACTCATGATCATCAACATCAACAGCAGTCCAACCTGACCAATCCAAAACATTTTTGTTTGCCCGAGTCGTATCATCAACATAACTAGCTGGTGATATAAGTTCAGCATCTTTTTTTCCTTTCCTAGGCATCTCAGACAATTTATATAATAGCTTCTCAAATTGAGAGAAGCTATTAAATTTCATGTTACGATTAGTTTTATTATCATATATAGATTTAAAGAATGTCGCTGAGACTTCCATGATTACCTCTATGAGTTGGTGCAGTCCATCCTTCAGGCTTAAGCAAATCTGGTAATCCAAACGGATTAGGACGACCAGGCTTAACACCAGGAGATTTAGTCATATTAGCATTGAATACTTTTGTCCATGCTTCATTACCATTAACACCTAATACTTCAAGAGTGCCAATAGCAAATACACACATATCAATTAAACCATCAACTACTTCTTCAGCATCTTTTGCTTCGATAGCATCCATAGTCTCGTCGTATTCTTCTTTAATCATTGACATACGAAATGCAAGATATTTTGCCATCAATTCTTTATTATCTTTATTGGCTTCAAACCAATCGTTGACACCAAACTTTTTATGCATTTGCTCGATGTCATTAAACCATACTTTAGTCATTATATTCTCCATCATTATATAGAGTATTATACTACATTTTTAATAGCTTGTAAATAAGAAAAGGTGTCTTCCCAACTATTTACTTGATATGTACTATTTTCTCCTCCACGATCATGTACAGCTAATGCGATTTCATGATCATTTCCACCCTTATCGCACGTGTCTCCAAAGAAATAGATAATATCTAAAGGATCAAAATCATCAAGAATTTGTGATTTATTATTTCCTTTAGCAGTAATATCTATACCTGTTTCTCCTGCGACTTTAAATTCAAACAACGGAAATTGGTCTTGCAACTTAGCAGCAATATTATTTCTTTCATTAGTATGATTGTCATATGCTACATATTGAATTCGAGTACGATTGCCTATATTTCTTCCTGGAATAGATAAGTTATATAGCCCAGGACGCTCCTCAATGTGTTGTCCATTTTGAACTGGAAATGAGCTATCACTGATAGCTCTATTCAAATAACCCCACATTTCGTCTGGTAACTTTAAAGTAGAAGTACGAATATTCTTACCACGTTCCCATACGTCATTACCGGAACATTGATAGTTACGCTTAGTCATTCCCCAAATGACTTCTCCAACCTGCTCTCGTGTTTTTTGAATATCACTACCTGTTACTAAATATACTTTATTTAAACAACAAAAATCAAAGAAAAACTTTGAAAACTCCTCATCCATTTTACTTCTGCTTGGAGTAAGGGTTCCATCAACATCAAAAATAAAATTAATCATTTATTAAGCTTTCTAGAATGTTTAACACACTTTCACTATCGTCATGAGTACCACGTCTAATAGCTCCCTTGACACAATTTCTAGTAAAGTCCAATGGATATCGCTTGCCTTCTTTATCCATTCCCGTATTGATTAAATATACGTTGCATTTATTATCATTAATTTTACTCATTAGTAAATCACTATAAACATGTATCGGTCTTGGCATAAAAGGTGAGCCATAGCATGGACTAAAGAGTGGCTTGATTTCTGTTGCTCCTTGTTCAGTTCCAGGCATTTGGCTCGTATATCCAGTTTCAAAGAAACGTCGTACAGTCTCACCAGAAATTTTAGATACCGGAGGAAACACGCCTTTTGCATCCATAGTAAGAAAAAAGATATTAGTTGGATGATTAAATTGTTGAGGTTCATGATACGCGTTTTCAACACAAGTGATAGGATAACTTAATCTTGCGTTTGGTACACCTGGATTTTCTACAACTAAGCAATCTTCTGATCTTGCTTTTTCTACTGCATCAAATATAGTCTTATGTGTCTCTGGTGTTAACCCTTCACTCTTTGCATAACAACCAGTTTCTATCATTTCAATTCCATCATGATTCCAAGATACTTCGTCATCACTAATTAATCTATAATCCGGATCGCTACTAAGAGTAGTTTTACCAGTACCACTTAATCCAAACATTAAATTAGTTGTATCATTATATGTAAAGGCACTACAATGCATTGGTAAAATATCATATCTTGGTAGTTCAAAACTAACTATACCAAATATACCTTTTTTGATTTCACCTAAAAATGTTGTTCCAGCAATTAACATAGTTTTAGTATCAAGATTTACATAGATTTTTGGTTCATCGACCTTTAATTCTGTGTTATGCCAAATCGTCCAATCAGAATCATGTGCGCTATGTGGATAAACTTGAGGATCAAACCCATCAGGCAATACATCAAACATATTCTTAACAAATTGCTCATGTCTCGCATCATTAGTAATTATTTTAAATCTGATATTACATGTTTCAAGATATAATGGTTTTCTATAAATATGTTCTGATATTAGCCTAGGCATCATCAAATCTGCAAATTGAAGAAAATCTTCCATTTCTCCAACTTTATAATACTTTGGTCGAGTCTTGTCTAAACACTTTGTTTTTTCTCCAAAAAAGTATTTATTTTCTGGGCTTCGTCCTGTTGGACTTGTTGTAATATTAATATTTGTCATCCAAAGAAATCCTCTAACGTTGCTCTATCTTCAACCGACCAACCAACAGCGTCAAGAATTGGTGTGAGTGGTTCAATAAAAGTTTTATCAAATTGCATATCATAGTTTATATATTTATGAAGATTAAGCTCGGGTGGTAAGTATTCTGGAAAGGATATGACATTTTCTTTAATAGGATTAGGCATCTTAAGATAAGTGAATTTAATCTTTTCGCCATTTTGTATCATATCATATTTTTTATTAAGAGCTTTGTCTTTAATTTCGTGATTATATAAAAGAGAACCACGAACATGAATTGGTGTACCCTTTTTATAAATTAAATTTCTATCTTGCCATTTAGTAACTTCTGACACTCCACGAGGAAATGATACTTTTTCGGGAGATAATGATTTAAATTCTTGTCTGAAGTTATCTATAAACTTACGAGTTTTAATTTCAGATCCAGTAACAATTATTTTAAATGCTTCTTTAAATTTATCACGAACTACTTCAGGAGTACTTGATTTAATAGCTTCAATACCCATAATTTTAAGTTTTGGTTCAGCATATTGTACACCCTCGTTATTATGTACATTGAGAATATATCTTTTCTTCGCTGTCCATATACCACGATCAGCTATAACTTCCCTGCCCATTTCCATACGAGGAGTGTAAGCATTTAATCTATGAAATAATTCATCATATGACTTAGCAATTATAGGTTCGAAGTGTGTCTTACATATTTTGTCCAATGCTTTAACAGGGTCTTTTGGCGCCAGTTGAGCAATAAGAGGACCAAAATTAATATAGACTGAGTCAGTGTCAATAGCAATAACATAATCTTTTCCTTTAGTTTTAAGTATTTTATTCATTTCAATATTGATAGCTCTTTCAGCCCACTTTATTGAAAGTTGACCAGTAAGAGTTACACTTTCGGCAAGAGCATTATCAAAATATTTAAAATACTTATTTGCCATTGCGCCATACAAAGAATTAAGTAAAATCTTAATAGACATTTGATTATTTTCTAGCTGATTAATTTCTGACTCAAGAGCTACATTTTTTGTTTGCTCATACTCTTGTTTTACCTTAAGCATTTTTTGTTTAATTACGCTACGTTCAGCATAATATTCAACAATTAGTTCAGGAATAATACCTTGCTTATTTTTACTAAATGGGACACCACTTGCACATATAGAATACTCATTAGAAGCAGCCTCACCTGCAGTAAAATAATGATCAACGCCTTGAGGATATTGACCAAATGATTTATCTTTTACAAGAGTTTCAGGTGATATATTAGATTGAACAATTATGTTTGGATATAGAGAATTTAAATCAAATGATACGACCCAATCATGTGAACCAACATGTGGATCTTTAACATAACCTCCAGCAATTGCGTGAGATTTTTGTGGTTCACGGGTACGATCTAAATTACCAGCTGGGTTTTTCTTTGAAGTTTCAGTAGCTCCATGAACAGCATACATACATGGTTTAATCTGTTCAATTGGTGATATTATATTATTTTTAAGAAGTCTTCGATAAATGATTGATTCCCATATTGAAGTTGTACCCATTGTATCACCAAGATTAACACCACCTTTATATGCCATAGTCAATCCAAGATTAATAAGACCCATTTTTTGATCAATACGGTCTACAAGTTGAACATCTTTAATATTATAGTCAATAAACTTTTGATGGTCAGCTTTATATAGACTATGAAGATTACCATGTTCTTCATAAGATAATTTTTTTTCATTGAGAACTGTATAAGCAATATGGTCAAGCTTATAAGATTCTTGAGCGCCGTATGAATAACCAAACTTTTTGAATAATTCAATATAGTCTGCGGTTTGAATACCAACTAATTCATAACTATATTGAGTGCGGCCCATCTTAGTTATTTGTCTATCATTAACCAGCTTCCATGGAGAAAGTTTATTGGCTGCTTCTTCAGTACCAATATTTTTGATACGATTTACAAGATAAGGAATATCAAAGAAACGAATATGCCAACCTGTAATAACATCTGGATAATTGTTTACCCAATAATGTAAAAATGAAGCTAACATAGCTTTTTCAGTATCAAATTTATGATACTTGATTAGATCACCATTCATTTCTAATTCTGTTTTTGCTGGATCATAATCGTTTAATCCCCAAACTTCATAGATGGAAGATTTACTAGATTTAAGAGCAATTGATATAATAGGATATGCAGCTTCTTCTGGAACAGGAAATCCATCGTCTGATGCAACTTCAATATCAAAATTAACTATATTGATATGATTTTGATTAAATTTTATATCAGTTGGAAATTTATCTGTAATAAATTGTTGGATATAATTTCGGGTGCCATATACTTTAACGCCTTCCATTTCTTTATAAGTTTCAAGAAAATCTTTTGACTCACTCATTTTTTGAAATTTAATAGCATTTAAATAGCCGCCATCGAAAGAACGGAATTTTGTAGGTTCTTTCGATGGCAAATATTGTGTTGGACCAAATTTAATTCGGTCTTCTATTCGAGTACCGTTTTCAGTATAGCCTCTATATAAAATAGTATTACCATACCGATTAACTGATGTGTAAAAATTATTCAAAACATTCCTCCGTCATTGGAGTAATTATAACATAATATAGAAGTAATGTAAACCTTTAATCTTTCTTCGAGACAAAAGAATACATTTCTTTGGCCTTTGCCATCATGTCTTCAACTGAATACATTTTATACGCATCCTGTAATTCTACCATATTTTTTTGACCTTGATCATACATATCAGTCGCAAGTTGAATATTCATTTTATATTGTTGATCCATATAGTCTTTAGCCATTTGAAGCATTTCAGCTCTAATTTCAAAGGGGTTTTTCTGTGTCATGTGTGTGTTCCTTTAATTGTGTTCGCCGTTTTTCTGGCGACCGTTATATCCATCAATTCTAGTAAAAGCTTTAGGATTTCTTTTTGCGGTCTCAAAAGTGCCAACTGTAATTACAATAGCAGCAAGTAAGAGCGTGTGAGCAATTGCATTGATTCCCCAAAAAACAATACTACCAATATACATAGAGCATACTGATACCCACATCCAAGCAAGAATTTGCATAATAAGATGTCGGACTTGTAAATTAGGGATATTTTTTAATGGATTGATATTCGCATCCATTACGCTGTTCCAAGCATCATTAATATATTCTTTCATTATATTCTCCATAACTGTGTTATGATTAATAAAACCATCTTTTATTAATCATAACTGTGTAGTGTGTAATTGGGGCAGAAATGCCCCAATTTTTAATTTATTTTATACCAAAAATATTCTATTATTTGTCGGTATAATCGGTAATTCATTACCATAACGTATACAATCACCCCCAACCTCTGAGGTTATCATTCTCCCATACTTTCATTCGCCTTTCAAGATCGGCGTGAGATTTAGCTTTTGAGAAATATTCATCTCTCAATTCAATCTCAGTTTTAGGCTTAACAAATTTGAATAGTTTCATAAGTAATTCCATCATCTTTCTGCCTTTGGAAGATGATCTAAGTTTTCTAAACCCATGGTATTTCTATTCAATAAATCCCAAATTTGATCTACTGTCATATTTGGATATTCGCTTTTTAGCATAGGAGCAATTTTTCGGTTTGCTTCTACTTGTCTGGCTCTAATCATAGAATTCCACAAACGGTTGAGAGAATCGTTAATTAGATCCATTAATGAACTAATTGCTTTCGTTAAGTAGTTGTGACTTGTTAGTATATGTTGCATTTGAGTTTTCCTCGTTTTTTCCAATTGAAATTTTACGAGGACGCATTTCTTCTGGGATTTCATACTTCAGTTCTACAGCAAGTATGCCATCTTGAATATCTGCTCCGTTTACTTGAACGTGTTCAGACAATCGAAAAGTACGTTTAAACTTTTTGGTACTAATACCACGATGAATAAAATCTCTTCCTTTGCTTACATGTTCTCCAGTTATCATCAAAGTTCTATCTTTAACTTCTATTGATAATTCATCTTTTGAAAAACCAGCAACTGCGAGTTCAATAAGATACTCGTGCTCAGATGCTCTAATAATATTATGGGGCGGATAGTGATCTGCTGCGTGACGAACGGTATGTTCCATTTCATTAAACAGATGATCAAATCCTACAAAAGATGATCGCGGAAATAGTGTTTGTATGCCTGTCATTTTGGTGTTCTCCTCTTCCAAGCAAGAATGTTCTGGGACCAGACTATTCTGCATCCCTCCGTCTTTGGACAATTCCTATGAATTGCCTCTATAGTATATATAGTACTTTGTTTAAAAAAGTAAATAGCTTATATCAAAAAAAAATTATTTTCGACCAATATTATACTTTGGACACAATTCCCATTGGTTTTTATCTTTAAAAGAAATTATTTTAATTTGTCTTAAAGGTGCAACTGGTAAAGCTTTTTGAATATTATCTATTGTAATCAAGCCCCAGTCAGAAATTAACGTAGCAATCGTATTTCGTCTAGCAATATCAGTCTCTTCAAGAGTAGATTTTTTACCATCAAGCAAAAATAATTCTTTGAAGTGTACAATGAAATATCGACCTTGTTTATGTAGTATATGACAAGATTGAAATAATTTCTTTTCTTTTCTAGATGCAACGCCAATGCGTGTAAGAGTTTCTCTAACTTTTAAAAAATCATCTGGATCGTTAAGAGTAATCTCCAACATAGATTCAGGAGACCAGTCTACTAAAGTAGCTTCTTCATTCATTTTTTCAACTCACTTTTAATATATTCTATTCACGATAATGTACTCATGATAGATATATTTATACTAATTAAATTTTTAGCGGGTTTTACCACCTTTACTAATTGATGAATGAATTTTTTCCAAATGTTCTTTTGTTATTAACGGTAGAACTTGATATGCTTTTGCTTTTGAATATCCATAATATTCTTTAATAGCATCAACATCTTTTGATTTATCTTCTTTAGTCCATTTAGAAAACCTTTTTCTTTTACGAACAATTTCAAGATAAAAGTCATACTGAAGCCGGCTATCAAGATTATGATTAAGATTCATCTCATTAGCCATTAAAACAGTATCATTAAAATAAGAAAGACTACGATTAATCATAAAAGCTGAATAAGCTTTTTCATCTAAATCATCATTCATGATATTAGTTTTAGTTGTATTGATGCTATTAAGATAGTCAAAAGGACTCATAGCGCTTGGGCCAATGCTTGAATTCTCATAACATCTACAGAAATATCATGTTTTGGATCATGATGAATAAATTTATCTGCTACATCAGCTGGCATAAATTTATTATTTAAAGAAGATCCCCAAGCCATACCATCGATAAGAGAACGAGTATCTCTTATTGTCCACCAAGGATATGGCGTAACTTGATCGGTATCTTTCATTAAAAAATCAAAAAAGATTGGGTCAAAGGTGTTGCCTCGAGTATAAACTTTTTTAAGATCATCTGGTCTATTTTCAACAAAGAAATCATATAATTCAGTAATAGATACATCATCAGTAGATGGTTTTAACTGATATTGAGCTTCTTTTGGTTGGTTTTTCCACCAATCAATAGTGCTTTGCTGAACAGATCGACCATATTCTTTTACTTGCTCATCTACCAAAAATTTAATCATATGACAATTTTTTAAAAGTTCTTCATATGAATATGGTTTATCAACAAAACGAGATTCGTCAAATGAGAGCATAGCAAATGAAATTACTACACCTTTAACTGGATCTTGTGATAAGGTTTCAAAGTCGTATACAACTGCATTATCCATTATTGGAACTCCACATTAGCCATTAGCTCTGTCATACATGCTACTACATTTAATTCATGATCAGCAACAAAAGCTTGTTTATATTGGTAGTCAGCAAGAATAAGAACTACTTGAGGAACCGATGCTGGTTTCATATGATTATACATACGATCATAAATCCCACGAAAGATAGATGACGCATCGGTATCAATATTATTAACAACCCAGCTTCGCATTTTCTTAAAGTCTTTTTCTTTGATATATTTCATGAGTATATCAATTTCAGTACCAGTAGAGCTAGAAGAACCACTGCTACTAAGTACACCATCCACAGATCGTCTTTGGAGTTCATTTAAAACCCTCCTCCAATCAGGAGCATGTTTCATAATAATATCAACTAGATCTTGATGTTCATATGTAACATTTTCTTGCTCAAGAATATTACGTGCTCTCTTATAGAATGATGTAGCAAGAACAGTCAGATCTTTCTTTGAAGTATTAAATTCATATACACCACAACGAGAATGAAGTGGTTCAATGATACGATTTTTAAAATTACAGGTTAAGATAAACCTACAATTATTAGAGAACTCTTCAATAAAAGCTCGAAGAGCTGGTTGAGTTGATTGGGCATTTAAATAATCAGCTTCATCAAGAATAACTACTTTATAGCCACCCTGTAAAGAAATTGATGAAGCAAATTGTTTAATTTTACCACGGAGAGTATCAATATTACCTTCTTCAGAACCATTGACTAAAATATAATCTAAGCCAAGAGAGTTACATAATGCTTTTGCAACAGTGGTCTTACCAAGACCAGCAGATCCCGTAAATAACATATTTGGGAGTTCACCGGTCTTGATAATTTGTTCAAATGTTGATTTTAGTTCAGAAGGTAGGATAGTTCGTTCAATAGTTTGTGGGCGATATTTTTCAACCCACAGAAATTCATTATCAAGATTCATTATATAGTCTATCCTTATAGATGGTTTATTCTTCTTCAGCTTCTTCTTGTTTAAATGATTCAACTACTTGTACTGCTTGAGCACATTGATCACGTAGTTGACCAATTGTGGAAAGCTCTTCACCTCGAAAACCACCACGCTGAGTAATAGTATCAATAATAGCAATAGAAGATCGAGAGATCTGATTCATTAGATCATAAGATTTTTTGTGGTCGGCCATAGTTTATTGTTCTCCATAAGTTGACGTTTTTTCAAGTGCAATCCAATAATTCATTGAATTTGCTGAGTTAGTAAATTTAGAAATTAGCTTTGACGAAACTTCGACAACATAATCTCCAGCTAAAACTTTAATATTAGAAATATTAAATACAAGTTTATATATACTCTCGTTAGTCTCAACTGGTACAGAAATAGAATAAGTATTTGCTGTTTTATTTTCTACAGTCGTTACAGTCAAACTTGCAAGACCGTCACCATCTGGCTCAATAACTAGTTCGTTATGACCGAGTGCAGCTGCAGCTCGTTTAATTCTACCTAGTGTAGTATTATCAAGTGTAAAACTAATATCATGAGCTGGCATCTTTACGTCTTTAGTAACAGTAGTAAGCATATCAATATCAGCATATCGATATTTAATTTTAGATCTACCACTTGAATCAGCAATTGATACATATTCTTCATTGAATTCTAGTTGAGGTGAATCGACTAAGTTAAGTACACTAAGGAATTCGTTTAGATCATAGATACCAAAGCTTTTTGGAAAGTTTTCCACAACTTCAGCTTTTGCTAAGAGATTTTTAGCTTCTGCAATTGTCTGTAAGGTATAACCTTCATTGATAACAATATTAGAATTAATTGCTGAAAAATTCTTAAGAATTTGTAGAGTATTTTCAGTTAGTTCCATCATATATTCTCCATTTTAATATTAGTCTATTATATCATATTTTAGCAATAGTGTAAACAGTTATTTGACTTTACTAAAATTTTTATCTTTATAAAATTCAAGTTTTTCTTTGAATTTTCCATCAAGAATCTCTCCCTTATGAGAGATAACAAACACATTCGTATCATCATCAAGTGTATGTAGTATTTTCATTAGATTATCTACACCATCATGATCAAGAGAGCTATCAAATGTTTCATCAAGTATCAAAAGATTTGTTGCGACTGAGTTTTTCATTTTAGCAATTTGCCGCCAAGTAAAGAGAAGTGCTAAATCAATCCGTTGTTTTTCTCCTTCTGAAAATGAGTCATACGAAAAAGCATCTCTGTGCCGAGATCGTATTGTTTCTTGAAAACTGCCATCTAGATTAAAATGAACAAAGAAATCTAATACCTGTAAATATTGATTAACAAGTTTATTGATAACAGGTATATATTGTTTAATAACTTTTGTTTTGATTCCAGTGTCTTTAAGCATTTCACTCATAACACTATTGTAAGAATATTGCTCATTTAATTCGTATCTTGATTCCATATATCCTTCAATTTTAGTACGCATATCAAGTAAATCAGAATTAGCAGTAGAAAGATCACCTTCTCTTGAAGTTAATCTAGCAATACCAGCATTGTAGCCAGTAATCTGATCTTGATATATCTCAATGTTCTTATTATTAGAATGAACATCGGATTGTTTTTTTCTTATTTCTTCGTGTGCTTTTGTCCACTTATCTAAATTCTCTGTTATCTCTTCGGCTTGTTCCTGTAATGTATCCAACGTGTTCTTGAGAGCGATCGCTTCGGTTTTGAGACTATCAACCTTCCCCTGCTTAAAATTCGGTTCAATCGTCTGCGTACAGGTAGGACAGCTGTCATTCTCTTTGTAAAATTTCGAAGCGATGACGACGTTTTTAATGGAAGATGATGTTGTAGCCTTATCTGACAATACGATCTGTTTTTTATTATTGGCTGTACTAATTGCGTCTGCGCAGATTTCGGCGTTTTTTTGAATAAAAGTGCTAAGTTCGGAATTAGATAATTGTAATTTCGTGATGATCTCCTGTACTTCTTTAATTTTTTCTTCTTTATCATTTATCTCATCCGTATTAATTTGAGTTATATCTCTAATATATTTCTTTTGAGACTCTATTTTATTTTTTACAATGTCCAATTTATAATTTAATTCTTTAAGATTTTCTTTTAATATAGCATTTTTTTCTTTAATAAGAATATTCATTTTTGAGAATATATTGATATCAAGTAAATCTTCAATCACATCTCTTCGGTGTTGAGCTGGTAACTGCATGAATGGAATAAATGAACTACTACCAAGAACAACAATTTGATGAAATGATTTATGATTCAATTTAAGAAGATTTTGTTCAAGTATTTTTTGATATTCTTTAGAATGTGATGATTGATTTAATAATTCACCATTACGCCAAATTTCAAATATTCCAGGTTTAATTCCTCGTACAACTTTATATTCAAATTTACCAATTACAAAATTAACTTCAACAATACAATCTTTATTATTAATAGAGTTTACTAATTGAGGCTTATTAATATTACGATGAGGTTTTCCAAACAACGCAAAAGACAGCGCATCTAGCATAGTAGATTTACCAGACCCATTATGTCCAACAATTAATGTTGAAGATATTTTATTTAAGTTTATCTCTGTCCACTTATTACCAGTCGACAAAAAGTTTTTCCATCTAAGATTTTTAAATACTATCATACTACTTCAAGCGCCTGTGCTTCTGTTAAAAGTTTTCTCATATCAATCTTAATTCTATCTTTATCTAATTCTGTGTCAACAGATTCAACATAACTGTCTAACAATGTTGAAGTATCTTCAAGTGATATACCTTCATCTTCAACATTTTCTCCAATAAACTCTTCAAAGTTTTCAGCAATTTTTAGTTCATGTATCTTCTTATTCTGTATTCTATCAACAAATTTATCAAATGTAAATAGATCTTGTTTATTTTTTACAACTATTTTTACAAATTTATGATCTAAATGATCTAGTTTCATATCTAAATAATTATAATTCGAATCATCATATATAATTCGTTCATATAGAGTATGAGGATTACGAATAGCTTCAATGTTTCGAGTTTCAGTATCGATAACATGAAAATATTTGTTATCGTGTGCGTCATTCCAAAAGAATTCCATCTGTGATCCAAGATACATTACGTTATCTCGTTGTGATTTTGTATGGAAATGACCCGATAGTACTTTTTCAAATCGATTGAAAATATTATGATCCATACCATGTTGGTTAACAATACCAGCCATTAAATTAAAACCAGATAATTCTAAATGGCCGCCCAGCCAATCAGCCTTACAATTTTTAATAAAGTTCATCGACTCATCATGATTTTCTGGTGTAATCCAAGGTAACATTGCAAATTTAAATGAATCGTATTCCATTACTGTTGGCTTCATTACAATATGAATTTCGTTCATAAAGTGACCTAGTAATTCTTTTAATGAATTTAGATCGTTTGTATTTTTATAATAGGTATCATGATTGCCTGGCATAATATCCATAGCAATGCCAAGGTCTCTTAATCGATTAAGAAAATGTTTTCTATTCGAATTAAGAGCTTTAAAATTAACAAACTTGCGATGATCGTAATAATCACCTAAGTGAATTATTTGTTTAATATTATGTTCTTTGCAATATGGAAAGAATATTTTATCATAAAAGGTATTTGCATTATCTAAGAATATGTCTGAGCTATTTCTAATACCACAATGAGTATCATTCAAGACCGCTATTTTCATTTTTTAATGTTCCAATCAGCTTTTTCTTCAAGTACAAATTGTACTGCTTGATAGTAATCTTTGTCCTCGTCGTTCATATGTACAGCAAATAAACTAACTTTGGCCATTTGATTTAATAGATCAGTTTTGCCTTCTATCAAATGATCTTGTCCAGGTGACTCCATAATAGCTTGAATAGCATCCATATGAAGCTTAATTCTTTCTTGTATCTTACTCATTCTAAGAAATCCTGTAAGTCTGAGTCAACTATACGAGCTCTTTTCTTTGGTGGTTTATTAGCTTTAGCATAAGTTTTAAGTTCAGTATCATACTCTTTAACTTTATTAATTCTGTCCTTCAATGTATCAACAAAATGGGTAGCTACCTGTGTTGACTCTTCACTACCAGAAGAAGTGATAAACGCCTCAACTCCAGATTGCAACATATATTTTTCTTTGATCTCTTGTTGCTTCTTTTCTTTTGTGATTCTACGAAGAAAAGCAAACCAAATAATTTGCGTAAAATAAGCAAAAGCGTTAGGTTTGCCTGACCGAGTTTTAGCATCAATATTATAATTTTCAACGGCCTTTAGACAATTTTCAACTGCATCCATAACCATTTCTTCACGATAAGTATATCGTATAAAGTTAGATTTATGTGAAAGATTTTCAGCAATTTTTAAAAAAGATATAGCAATATCATCGGGAACAATTGGTAAAACATCGCTATTTTCTTTAGCTTCAGAAACAGTTTTTACATAGTTAACTACTGATAATGAAAATTCAGCATTATTTACATAATGTACGTTTTTATTTTTTTTAGGCATAATATTTGTATCTCCACAGAATATATTAATAATTATAAACTATTTTTTGCTGTTTGTACATAAATTTATTTTTTAAAATATTGAAAATAACTGTTTACATACCGCAAGAAATGTGGTATAATAAAGAGTATTCTTTAAAGGGAAGGTAGTATCTGCTAATGCATTCTATCTTTTGGTGCTTTTGCAAATGTTAAAGTCACAACATTTTTAAGTTCGCTGTCATCTTCATCAAGAATTTTTGCTAAAGTGTCCAAAGTATTTTCTTTTTCTTTAATTTCTTCATTCGACATTTCTATGATTTTCGATAGAGCAGATTCGTATTGCTTTAGTAATTCAATGTGTGGATTAGACAGTGCCATGCAATGATAAGCATTAATAGTAATTACTTCATCTTTTTGTTCAATGTATGTCATCCAAGGTTTAAGTACATATAATGTAGTAGTATATTCTTCTTCAATGCTTGTAGTTCTAAATTTATCGATTAGTAAACAATATCTTACAACTAAATCATCTTCGAGTTCTTCTAAAATTTCACAAATAATTTCATCGCCATTTACCATTTTAATCTGTTTAACGTTATCTACAATCATTACTCTAAACCTTTATTTTATATATTTTGAAATTAAATTGCTCTCTTTTATATATTTTGATTCTTTCTTCGGAATGTAACAGCGTATAGTTTTTCTTTGATTTGTGCTGTATGTCATCTGATATGTCATATAGTTTAGTAGTTACTCCATTGTCGCTTTTTCTGAGTCCTCTACCAATACTTTGGAGGACTTTAATTTGTGACTTTGATGGGCTCGCAAAAATGATGTTATGAAGATTACGTATGTTAATGCCTGTACTAAAAGTCCCGAGACTAGCCACGATAATCGCATCTTTTTGTTTCTCCGTTATTTTTCTTATAGCTTCTCTATCAGTAGCTTCAGTTGCACCACTAACAAAGAATACCTTTCTATTTATATCAGCTTTAGATTGTATCAGTTCATACAAAATCTTACCATGTTTTTCGACGAACTGAAATAAGACTAATGAATTACCTTTTTGATCGAGAGCTAGGTTTCTTATAAAATGATTACGTTTTTCATTTCCAATTATAAAATTTATTTCTTGTTGATATGTAGATCCGCTTATTAATTGTCTTACATCTTCGCCATGTTCCAATCTTAAAATAAAAATATCAAGAGCTGCTAATGTCTCTTTATCTTGTAATGCCTTAGTTGTAGTGACTTTCATTACTTTACCGAACAAACCTTCAAGAACTAACTTATGAGTCTGTGTTCCATCAAGTGTTCCTGTAGTACCAAAACGATATGCTGTTGTCTTAGCTTTATTCATAATATTGGACAGAGATTTTGATTTAAAACCATGAACCTCATCACCAAATATAACACCAAATTGACTAAACCATGTCATGGGTAATTTATATATTGATTGCCATGTACTAATAAAAACGTTTTCAGATATATTCATTTTAGCTTGACCAGAAAAGATAGCATGGCAATCATCTTTTGAAAAGCTGTCATCTTCAGATGAATAATCATCAAAGTCTGATAACATTTGTTGAACAAGAGAAGTAGTTGGAACAATGACTAAAACCTTATCTTCATGGTTAGCCATATACCATCTCATCAAAACATATATTATAAGCGATTTACCTGAGCCTGTAGGAGATAATAAGATTGCTCGTTTCTTACGAATGCTTTCACATATAGCATTAAACTGATAATCTCTTACACCAATTGCTTTTCCTTTGCTATGAAGTTTAAGTGATTCTATAAAGCTCATAATATCTTTGACGTCAATTTTATTAAACGATTCAGGTGGACCAAACGGTCCGTCTTCATATTCTACTATATAGTCACGCTTTTCAGCAAATTCTCTTACATAAGATAATAAACCAACTGGCAACTCATAGCTTGCAGGATTAAATAACCTTACTTTACCATCCCACACCTTGTTACGAAATAAAGGCATATATTTGTAACCTGGAACAAAGAACGAAAAGAATTCGCTAAGCTCCATTGCTATACCATTATCGCATCCAATGAGTAACATTGCTTCATTTTTCTTCTGTAATAAAATTCTATCCACCAGCTTGAAACATCTTCCATTTTATAATATTACTAATTGTTTGGTGCCGCCATTTTAGAGTATCGACTATTTCAGTAAGAGTCTCTACAATAGTCTTAAAATACACCACCTTTTCTTCGCTCTGTTGTATATCTATATCAGAATCATAATAGCGATTCATGTCACCTTTCATGATTTTCATACCACGAAAAGGATCATATTCCCAGCCTTTTTCTTTTAATTCATCTTCAGTCAGTTTACCGTTATAATAAAGCCATTTTTCTTTCAGCAATATTTTCTGATTTAATTCTGTCTTTTTCAGTTTAAGTTTTGTGATAGACAGCATCTCAAGATATTTGGCATGAAACTTAGCTATTTGGATTGAGCTGGTATCTAAGTTATTTTCATCTAACTGACAGTCTTGCTGCCATTCTTCAAGTATATTTTCAAGTGTTAACAATTCAATTCTCCATAATATAAAGTATATATACGTTAAGTTATAATAAAATATTCAGTCCTAAATGATGCTTGGAATGTGACTTGACTTGGTTCGCCAACTGTAGCTGAGAAATTTAAACCACTTAAAGAAGTAGGAACACAATCTACATATTTAATTGTTCGAACAACATTGTTTGAGTTTGTCATTAACAAAACAGTAATATCAGCTTCATTTGTGTCAGTAGCTGATGGTATATCACGATATAAAGGATTATTTCCTGAAAGTCCTCTTCTGTCTTCTGTCTGCGATTTTGCCCAATTATACATTTCAATGTAAGAATTCATATTTTCATCTACTATAATTTCAAAACCTAATTCATCAATAGTTAAAGTGTCACCAGGTAGACCAACAGTAGCAATTCTTTTATACGCCATTGGAGCAGAAGTTACAGTAACACCTGGATGCTGAAAAGCTTGAGCAAAAAATTCTAAATTACCGAATTTTTTTCTATCGATTATTACTTTAAACTGTGTACTCTGTAGAAAATTGATATTAGTAGTTAGTGCTGCCATATTATAACTCCTTGAATTATTACTATTTATATTTTTTTTATATATAAATACATGTATAATATAATATCAAATTAAGTAATGGTGTAATTTTAATGGCTAGACGCATAACTGTAAACTTAAGTGACACTATTAACACTTGGAGAATAAAGACAAATGCTCTTAGTAGTTTGATAGGTGATTTAGACTTATTGTCTACTGAATTTACCAATCATGATTCTGATTTCGTAGAAGCTATAAATTGGGCATTTTATAATAGAAGACAATACACAGCAGGTCTTGGAATAAGCAAATCAACTAGCGGAGATTCTTCAGGCGCATTTACTGTTTTAGCTGGAAACGGATTAACTCAAGATGCAAATGGTTTAAGTATAAGCTCTGGAGCATTAGAAAATGCTATGTTAGGATCTATGCCAGCTAATACAATTAAAGTTAGAGATGCAGGAACAGATGGAGTTTTGTCAGATAAAGTTTTAACAGATACTGAAATTTTAATTAATAACGGAGCAGGATTTACTGCAGCATCATTATCAGGCGATGTTACTATGACAAATACTGGTGCTGTTACGATTGAATCTGATGTTGTAACTTATGATAAAATGCAAGACATTGTAACTGCAAACAGAGTGCTTGGAAGTTCAACCGCAAATGGAATTATAACAGAAACTCAAGTGCAAACTGGAATGATTGCAGATGACGCTATTACTACTGTTAAAATTCTAGATGATAATGTTACATATGCTAAAATTCAAGATGCAGGCGCCAATTCAATTCTAGTTAGAGACGGAGCTGCAGCTGGAGATATATCAGCAAAAACTTTAACAGATACTCAAATTTTAATTAATAACGGAGCAGGATTTACGGCTGCAACATTATCAGGCGATGTTACGATGACTAATGCCGGAGTAATAACAGTTGATCCATCGTTAGTCGGGTCTGTGAGATTAGGTGGAACAGCTCCAACTTCACCTTCAAACGGTCATGCTTGGTTTGACGATGTGACATCTGGCGAAATGTTTGTATATAGTGATAGTGCATCAAATTGGATACAGGTCACAGGGTCGATTACTTCTTTTTCAGCTATAAGTGGAACACCTCCAACTGCGCCTTTAGATGGTACTTTTTGGTTTGATGATGTAACAGACGGAGAACTGTTCATTTATAGTGACAGCGCGTCAAATTGGATACAAGTTACTGGATCAATCACTTCTTTTTCAACAATAGACGCCACGCCTCCAGCTGCACCTTTAAATGGTACTTTTTGGTTTGATGACAGCGCAACTGGAGAACTGTTTATTTATAGTAATGATGCATCAAATTGGGTACAAGTTACTGGCGTAGTCGCTAATGTAGCATTCTCAGATTTAACAAGTACTCCAACTACTTTAGCTGGCTACGGAATTACAGATGCACCGTCGGTATTAACTGACCTAAGTATTACTGATGGAACAAGCGGACAAGTACTAACAACGGATGGTAGTGCTGGATTTACATTTACATCTGCATCAAGTAGTACAACCTTTAATGCCATTGGAACTTATTGTTTGGGGTTCTATACCGGACTTGGCATTCACAATGGAGGTGCTACTTTCTCAGGAAGTTCAATTGCTACTGCTAATACTTATGCCGGTGGAAGTGGCTGGAGTGGATCTAGTACTTCTACTTTATCAGGAACTTGGCGCCTTATGGGAAACATAGGCTATTATAATCAAGGTACCACTGCAAGTAACGCAAACGTATCTGGCAGTTTATTTGTGAGGATTTCATAATGCCATATCCATTAAACCCGACAACTGGTGACGAATATATTTTAGGATCAAAAACTTGGAAATACAACGGTTCGCGCTGGGTAAAATTAGGACTTTCACAAACTGTATCTGCAGATGTAGCATTCTCCGATTTAACAAGTAAGCCTTCTACATTAGCTGGCTATGGAATTACAGATGGGGCAACATCCGCCAGTGTAGGCACTGTACTATCATCTACAGCACCTGCAAGTCCATCAAATGGTTCGACTTGGTTTGATGGAACCTCAGGTGGTTCGTTTGTGTATAGTATTGATGCAGGTGCTTGGATAAGCGACATAAGATCACTCTCAGTTTCTGGCGACGCTGAAGGTTCTGCTCATGTTACTACACTAACTGCAGCTAATGGTGCTACTCAAGGGGCATTAATGTTCCTTAATCAGTACTCTTATACTTACGATTCTGATGGGAATAAATGGAACAACACAGGGTTATCACCTACGTGGATCTCCTCTTGGTCATCTAATATCTCACTTACAAATCCAGCTACTTATATTAAATTAGCAGGTGGTGCTGGACACGGCTCAAGTAATCTAAGTGGTACTTACACACCACCTGCAACTTGTACAAAGTTTCATGTAATGTTATGGGGTGCCTCTGGTTGTTCTGGTAACACAAATGCCTACTCAAACCTTTCAGTGTATAGCACTGTTTCAGGTACAGGAGGTAGAGCCTATTCTGAACATAAGTTCACCAATAATGGTTCAACGTATACTTATTTATTATCACGAGCAGGTCATCACGTAGCAACTGGTGGAGCGGGCGCTCCATCATCCACAGCTACTCCAACAACCACAACCTTTACAGATGGTACTACTACTTTATATTGTTATCCATCTTCTAATGGCTCTACGACAGGAGGTACTGCCTCCGGTGGAACTTTCAACGCAAATGGCGGTAATGGTGTTGGCGGGGCCAGTGGCGGTGGCGGCGGTCCTGGCTCAAGAACTGGACCAGGAACTAATGCTTCCGGTTCAACTTTCGGAGGATATGCCGGAACTACAGAAGCTGCCGGCGTTGTCCCGTTAGAAACTATTGATAATTTCAAGGGTTTCACTTACCCACACCCTAATAATAATGGCCATCCACAATATGGGTCAAATACTTCTGGATCCTCTTACGAATCCAATTTCATTAGTTCGACTAACTCCCCAAGTAGACCAAGTGACTATGGCGCTCAAGGAGGTTCTACCGGAGTAGAAGCATCTATGATAATAATAGAATACTACAGTTAAGAGGTAATATGGATTATAAAACATTATACCATCTCACAGATGGAACTAAAATTACAATGCCTGTTGATACTGATCTGAGTGAGTATCCTGAGTATGCTGATGTAGAACCTAATCTTGAGGCTAACAGGAGGTTAGAACGTAATGCTTTACTTTCTATAGCAGATAAGAAAACCCTCAAATTATTAACAACTACAGGTATAACTAATGAATGGAAAGAGTATCTTCAGGATTTACGAGATGTCCCTCTTCAAGACGGTTTTCCCACAAATGTAACTTGGCCAACTAAACCCGAATAGAATATGCATAATCAGGAGAAACGAGAATGTCTATTACAATTACACAAGTGCGTAATGCACAATCACTTAACGTAGAGAATACTGCATATGATGTAGAAATTAATCATCCCGATTACGGTTGGATACCTTACACTTTGGACCCTAGCGATACTGATATGACTATCGATAACAATGCTGTAATGTCTTTGATAAGCACAAACTTTACATCTTATGTAGCACCTACTCAGGCAGAGTTAGATGCAGAACTTGAAGCAAATCTAAGAAGTCAACGTGACCAGAAGTTAGTAGAAGAATTGGACCCTATAGTAACTAACCCTTTACGTTGGGCAGAACTTACATCTGATAAGCAAACAGAGTGGACACAATATAGAACTGACTTATTAAATGTACCACAACAGTCAGGGTTTCCAACAAATGTAACTTGGCCAGAGAAACCTGTATAAGATATATAATCAGGAGAAACAGAAATGGCATATCCAACAAACCCCACGTCTGGTGATACATACACTTTAGGATCAAAAACTTGGACCTACAATGGCACGAACTGGGCAAATCAAGCAACGTTTGCATCAGGTAGTAGTGCTGGTGTAGCATTCTCAGATTTAACAAGTACTCCGACTACCTTAGCCGGCTACGGAATTACAGATGGTGCAACAGGAACAAGTGAATCAGTTCCAGTTGGTACAGTAATTTATCATTCAGCCAACACACCACCTACGAATTTCATAAAAGCCAATGGTGATGCTGTATCGAGGACAACTTACTCTGATTTGTTTACAGTTATTGGAACTACGTATGGTGCTGGTGATGGGTCCACTACATTTAACGTGCCTGACCTTCGTGGTGAGTTTATGCGTGGCTGGGATGATAGTCGTGGAATTGATAATGGTCGTAACTTTGGCTCATCTCAAGCTGATGAACTAAAGGCACACACTCACACATTCTCAACACACTATAATACGGGGGCTGGCGGCGTACCACTGCAGGGGACTTCTTCCCCAACAGGGACTGTTACCACAAGTAGCACTGGCGGATCAGAAACCCGCCCAAGAAACATAGCCCTACTTGCTTGTATTAAATATCAAGCAACGTCTGCTGGAGGCGGTGGCGGTTCTCTCAGCAACATAGTTGAAGATACCACACCACAGCTTGGTGGCAATCTGGACGCACAGACATTTGATATCACTACCACAGGAAAGATACTATACGCGAATATGTATGCTACAGAAGGTGATTTGCCAAGTGCGACCACCTATCACGGTATGTTTGCTCATGTTCACGGTACAGGAGCAGGTTACTTTGCTCATGGCGGTAACTGGGTTAAACTAGCTAATCATGCAGACCTGAGTAGTGTATCAGGTAGTACAACAGCTGGAGGTGTTGGTACTTACTCACTACTCGGTAAAACTGATGGTAGCACTACGAGCCTTGGTACAGACGTTTCGGGCAGTTCACTTCGGTATAGTAGCACTTATTCTTACAGTCCAAGTTACTATGGCATGTCAGGGTCTGCGCCTAGCGGCACATGGCGCTGCATGTCTGTCGGCGGGGCTTATAATGACACAACAACCGCTGCGAAATCAACAACAGTTACTATATTTCTAAGGATTTCATAATGTCATATCCAACAAACCCGACAGCAGGTGATACACATATTTTAAGTGGAAAAACTTGGAAATATGATGGTACGAACTGGTCAAAATTAGGACTTTCACGAACCTTAGCAGCGCCTGTAGCATTTTCTGATTTAACAAGTACTCCAACTACATTATCAGGTTATGGAATTACGGGTAATATTGATGCCGGAGGCAACAAAGTATTATTTGCAAACATGTATACTACAGAAGGTGATTTGCCAAGTGCTACAACCTATCATGGTATGTTTGCACATGTTCATGCTACTGGTGCGGGTTACTTTGCTCATGCTGGCAACTGGGTTAAACTAGCAAATCATGCAGACCTAAGTAGTATATCAACAGATTACGATGTTGTTTTTCCTTCTGATTGGGGTTCACCAACAAACACTTATTCAACTAGTGGAACTTGGTCAAAAGGATCCTTGACAGCCGATGACTATGTTTGGATATATTTGCTTGCTGGTGGTGCCGGAGGCGGTGCAGCCAGTTCTGGTTCAGGTCAGCGGTCGGCTGGAGGAACTGGTGGATTTGCCCATATGATTTACGCTAAAGCAGGTGTTTTAGATGGAGGAGTCTACGTTATAGGATCAGGTACGTCAGGCGTTTCAGGTAGTCACAACGCCGCTTTAAGTAATCCAACAACTTTTACTTTAACGGAAGCTAATGGTGGTGCCACTTTCAGCACAGCCAATAGCGCCGCGCAGAACACAAACACTTTTGGTGGTGGAACAAGTCTACCTACAGGCGGTTCAAAAACTACAATAAGTTTAACAGGTTTAAATGATTATGTAGTATATGCATCTACAACAGCATCCGCCAGTTGGGATAATACCGTGCCTACTGGAATGTATCCCCATCCATTTCACAGCTTGGGTTCACAAATTAATACAGTTCCTGCCGATTTTTTAACACATCATCTATTCGCCGGCGGTGGTGGTGGCGGTAAATCTAATCAATCTTCTTCTGGAATTCCTGGAAATACTAGCGAATTTGCAGGTAATGGTGGTGATGGTTCAGTAACAGCTTCAGCAACACATGGTACATACCCTGGCGGTGGCGGCGGAGGTTCTATGGAAGGTCTTTCAGTTGGCGGAAATGGTGCAAATGGAAACATGAGAGATTATCATGTCTAAAGACTATACAATATAATATACTAGTAAGGATTTCATAATGTCTAAAATATTTTATAACAAAGAAACTGGTCTTGGTGCAGTATTTGATAATTCTGCAAACATAAGTGATTGGCCTGACTTTCAGGAAAGTGCTGTGGTAGCAAACGCAATACAAGTACGAGCGGAT